ATTTCCTCCGGAATATTCAGCACTACACAACCTCCTTAATACTCAGTTATTGTTATCTTAATCGGCTTGTAGAGTATATCCTTTTTCTTCTCATCAACATTCGCAATCTCATAGGGAATATCTGAAATATAAAACGCCCCCGATTTATACGAGGACGTGTTAGGGTTCCAATATTCAATTTCACATTTCACTCTGTTACCGTGAGGAACAAAGGTATTCAGCCTATCAACGTCCCTCAATCGCAAATGTGTGGTGGAAAACTCCATGGAGGTGGCTGTATGTGGCAAAGCATTCCTGTGTAACAAACCGCTTCCATCTCGATATGGGTCAAGGTCCATTATCTGGTCAGGCGTACACTTATAGGATTCCAGTGCAATCAACATAGTCGGAAACACTGCTCCATTTATTTTTAATAGCCAGCCTTCAAATGCCAATCTCCCACCTCCAGACATAACAAAAAGCACCATCGCTAAGACAGTGCTTCTCTTTTCATTCTATACCACAATATCATTTTAACATATTAGATATGGGAAATGTGGGAATGTTTCAATACTGTGACATTATTACTTATTTTTCATTTTGTTCAAATTAACTTCATACTGTATACAAATATTTAACGATGAATATATTATTAAACCATTTCCAGAAAACTTTAATTCTTTTCCGTCATACCAACTTTGCACTGCCGATTCAAAAAAGTTTTTAGGAAGAGGCCGCAATGCATTTGGATTATGATATACTATAACACCTTCTGCCCATTTCTCTGTTTTTTCTTCAGTCACATTGTAATTATACTCTTGAAAATTAATACAATCAGATTCAGCTTCACCATAAATCACTTGCCGAATCATAGGATTATGCGAATTTCCAAATCCACACTGTATTCCAATTCTATTAAATTTACCTACTGTACCAACTGGAGAAAACAAAACAGCACTAACATTCTCGTTTCCTTCCTGGAAGAAAAAACCAGAAGGTATTTTTTTCCCATTTACATTATGGTATTTGATTTTTCTATGATAAGAAGCTAAATTACCATTTTCATCACTTTTAGCTCCCCACTCATAACCATACAAGTACGTAGGTAATGACAACGAGGTCCATCTCATGGATTGATCTGCACAGAAATCTGCAATTGCTAATATAAATGGTTTTCCTTTTGTATGGCTAAATTCCCAATAATGCTCACCCTTTTCGTTAGTGTGCTTAACCTTTTTTCTTAATGCATTTCCAAATCTTATTGGCATAATTTCATTTAGTACGTATGAAGGATTTGTCTTAATTTTATCTGCAAAATTATGTGAATCCGAATTTCTACCAACTGTCACAGCCTCCAGGCAAACTTCTAAATCTTTATTTTTCAAATAATAATCTGGTACAGTATTAGTCCTATCTATAGTCAAACCCTCTTCACAAAAGTAACAATACAAGTACAATTCCCAAATCCTTGCATCAAAACCTCCATATTGAAATTCTTTTTTAAAGTTCTTGTCAATATCTATAAAACACGGCATCACTTTAAATATACCATTTTTTATTCTTTTTAAAAACTCCTCTTGTAATCTGATAAAAGCTTTATCTTTACAAAGCACTTTTTCCTGATCAAACAACCATTCCTTGGCTTCTTCTGTGGATTTAAAATCAATCTCTTGGCTTCTATAACGAACTTCAAACTTATTATTTCGTACCAGGATCAATGCAGTATAATTATTATCAATGTTATCTTTTAGAATTAGTCCAAAAATTGTTTCAAACTCATTTTTGTACCACTCTATTTCTGTACTTAAAGTATTATAATATTTGCTTCTTGTATTCAATACATATACGCTAAACTGATTTTCTGTTATTTCACTAAACATGCATTAACCTCTTTCGTATCATTTATTTTATCATTACAATATAAATCAAGGGCATTTTATAATTATAGTAGGAGTTCAAGTTAGCGTACACTTAAAAGGCACCAGCGCAATTGGATCATGCAAATCACTGTTTATTATACAGCCTACAAATTACGAAATTCCACTTACAGATAAAAGAAAAAGCGCTTTCCTTTCATTCTATACCACAATATCATTTTGACATATTAGATATTGGAAATGTGGGAATATTTTTAAAATATGTATTATATTTCTTCTCCCATTCTAAATTTACAAATTTTAATTTTACCTTTTCCGTCTTTTACTGCATCTTCTAATAAAATTTCAGAAGACATCCAACCATTATGCGTATCTTCAACTAAATACCACTTCCCTTTATCACTTAGATAATTATTATTCTTTTTTATTAAGCTCACTTCATATAGTTTTGAATTGTATATAACGCTGCTCTCTTCGGGTATTCTGCTTCCTTCACAATCAAAATATGGTGTATATCTTTTTTCTACGTAATTCCAATAATTTGCATTCTTTGCATAGAACCAGCAGAATATTCTAAATGCAAAAATACAAAAGTACATAACAAATACTTTATCGTTGAAAACATCTAATGTTATGATTCCATAATTATACTCTATTAGATAATTTGTAAAAAACATAATTAATAATAATTCTATTACAATTTCAAGTATATCCTCAATTGTATTACAGAGCGGTAATAACTTTATCTCTATCGAAAATTGAAGATTTATAATTATTTTATCAAAAATATATTTTAGTAAAACATAATATATGATTTCAAACCACAAAAGACCAAACGTATAATTATTTAATAAAAGCCTAAAATCATTATTAAACATTGGAAATAAAGGTAAATTAACTAACTCGAATATATTCCAATAATGGATAAACAATGATAAAATAAATAACAATGATTGTACTAGTAATAAAAATGAAACAATTTTGCTTACTGCTCTCTGATCTTTAAAAAACTCATTAAAATCTTTTAGTAATTCTTTACTTTTACTGTAATCCAAAGTAATTCTCCTTTTGTATAAAAATCTTATTAAATAAGCTAACATTAAGTAGCTAAAATTAATCACAATTATAATGTACTTCTAAAAACTTATCAATCTTCTTTTGAATGGTCGTTCTATCATAATTCATTTCTTTAGCAATTTCATCATATGGTCTCCGCTCAATATAGCGATAATATAGTATTTGCTTAATCTCCAGCAGATCTATTCCCAACTTTTCAAGAAAGCACTCTATCTCCAGTTTCATATCCTCAAACAGCTGCTCATTGCCTTTCAAATCAATCAAGAGCTGCCGGACCACCTTTTCCCTTTCCTCATTCGATTTTACGCTTGCGCCGGAAACCACAAAGTGGCACTCTGTAAACGGGAATTGCTTCAGGGATCCTTTCACAATTCCATATTCAGAAGTCAGTAGATTGTTCTCGTAGTATTTAATCCTGCGCCTGAGACGCTTAATTTCAGATTCTAGATATGTATAAGTTGCTAAATATTCCCTCGTTAATTTCATCTATTTCACTCCTCCTCTACATACTTTCAGACATATCCCTTAGCAGCTCTCTGCTTTCCCATGCAGCATCTGGCAATAGATTCTCCATGTATGCCAAGTTCTCGCTCCGCAACAATTGCACCTTTCCACTTTTTTATAAATTTCCCTTTTAAATCATACTGGTTTACTGGCTTCATGACTTTCTCAGCATATCTTCTATTCCTCGTACCATAATATGCATTATATTTTGCGGTACACCATTCCAGATTTTCATATGAGTTATTGCTTAAATTCTCATCTTTATGATTTATCTGAGGCAGACTATTAGGGTTTGGAATAAAAAGCTGAGCAACTAATCTATGTAACAAGAACACTTCTTTGAAACCGTTCTTAGAAAATGATGCTTCCAAATATCCATTTCGACACCTTACAGGCCTCATTATTCCACCTTTAACAAATCTTACTGATCCGCCTCCAACCCTTGCATATCGATCAAGTGATCTTATTCGTCCCATATTACTAACTTGATATCGTCCTTCATATTCTGCGACATCTTTCCAAAGTTCCATAATGCCTCCTTAAAATGGGCGCTTTATAACCTTTACTTCAGCAGTGAAGCCACCCTCCATAAATCTTTCTAACTGACTTAAACTATCGGGACTATCATCATTTTCGTTCTTCCCAATCTGAACAAATATCGTAAGTTCTTCCATACCGGCATCATATTCTTTTGTACGCATGTACCTCTTTATTCCAGGTGGGTCATTCTCTGCCTGTTTCTTTATTAAAGAGTTAGGCGCTAAGAAAATGAAACGCTGCTTAATATCGCCCGAATATTGAATAATTTTTGTCAATTTAGCCATGGTGTTAGGTGCTTTTGTTGATGTGATGGAACATTTATATCCTTGCCTGATTAAATCATCACTCACATGTTTTGCATACATTTCACCGCCATTATTGGCTTCAAAATTTATCTGTTGAATTTTATGACCTACAATTTTACCTTCAACAATTGGTATCGTAACTTCTTTGACACCTCTGTTAAATACCCAGTCTACTATGAAGACATCTCCATTATCGTATTCAAATCCTATCGGCATGGACAAACTATCTCCACCGCCCCATGCTACGTCACAAGCCGTTACAACACGGATGAATCCACTCTCCGGCAATATTCCATAGAAGAACCTAAGTTCATCTTCTGGGAATAATAATCCTTCGCGAATAAATGGCCGCTGTTGGAATTTTGCTTCCCACTCATTTTTATCCAGCCTGTCTCTCATGTCATGATAGTATTTAGTGGAAAACCCCTTAATTTCGTATTGAAAGTTTGATTCATCTTTCTCATTTAGTGCCGGTATTTTTCGGAATCGAAACCTTGGATTATGAGCATTCTCCTTCTCAATTTTACCCAAGGTATCTATTACGTTCCAACGGGTTCCCACCATTAATTCCCTAGCCCCATCGTTCTTACGATCGACCATCTTATTTAGGTATTCTTGATATGTATTCTCCATACGGATCGGATTTAAGGAATGCTCACGGTCACGAACGAGATCATCTACGTATAAATAACCGTCTGCAGATATGTCAACAGCTCCGGTCCATGTACCATCAATACCACGGCATGTAAGACTGGCGAAGCGGTCTGGCTCGTCAAGGTTAATTTCGAAATCCTCAGCACTTGTCTTCTGCAGCTTGGATTCTGGAAAAATCTCTGCAAAACTATACTCACTTGTATTTATGAGGTTTATAGCTTCACCGTAGAAACCTTTTGCCAGTTTTCCAGAATGTCCGCCCATAGCATTATGACTATTAGGACGTTTCCCAATAATCCATGCCATGAAGAAAATACAAATTGTACTTTTTCCTACACGGCTTGGCATGGACAATCCATAAAAATCAAGTTTGTTATCTTCCAGATCTTGGAGATCATCAGCAACTACTTTTAAAGTGTTTCGCCGTGGTAGATAAAAACGCTTACCTGGCTTCCGGTCTTTCTCCATATAAATTAAAAATGATTCAAACAGGAATGGAGCCTCAAAATGCAGAGTTTTCCAGTATAGATCATCCCAACGTATATCCATAGTCTGTACAAACCTTGTGACGGCCCATTTTTTGATAAATCCGGAATAAGCCATAATGAAATCCCGATCATCAACCGGCAAATCCGGATTATCTTGCATTGTATATTGGAGTTCTGATAACAGAATGTTTAGAATGTCGTAAGAAGGCGGCGTATCAATCTGCCGCTTTAGTTTTTTAATTATTTCTTTGTGTTCATGAAAATCCATAAAAAAAGAACCCCCTTCCTC